GGATCGCTAATAGCTCTCCAGACGCTCCAGGATTCGCTAGGAGCGCTTCCCCGCCGCCGGTCGGGATAACACGGGGTATGATGCGAAGTGCCTCTTCTAGGACGTCCTGGACCGCTAAGCCGTGTATGGGGGAAACCTTCGGTACCACTACCCGCTCCTCCCTATCTGGCTTAGGCGCACCAGTCGGCCTGCCCGTCCTCTTACCTGACACTAAACCCCCACTCTAACCCATACTGTTGATCTAAAGGTACTATATTCCAAGGGTTATGTCAAAAATACCGCCCGGACTTGGAGAGGGTGATATAAGAACACGAGACGCGGCGACCCGCGTCAAGGGTGCTTGCCTAACATAAAGAAATACAATAAGACGCGGGAAGCAAACAAATACAAAAACAGAGGTATATAAACACATGTATATAAATACCAGGATATAAGAGCACTGGGAATAATCACTAATTTTGGTTATTGATATTTGACGACAAAAAGAAAGAGGGCGGTGTGGTAAGACGCCAGTGTTTTGGTATTTGTAGGGGATCGATTTTATGTTAAGCAAGAAAGCATGGGAGACTTGCCCGAGGAGAAAAGCCTAAAGTTCGGCAACCGTGCCAAGGCACCCATAAGCTACTACGGCGGCAAGCAGAGACTCGCCAGCCGGATAATAGAGCTGATCCCGCAATGCCATAACTACTGTGAGCCATTCGCCGGAGGTGCCGCGGTCTTTTGGCGCCTTCCGCAATCCCCCAGAAGAATAGATATAGTAAACGACCATGACACAAGACTAATTAAATTTTACAATGTGCTACAAGACAACAAACTATTCCGTAAATTAAAACATAAATTAGAATACACTCTTTATTCTGAATCTATGTATTCGCTAGCGAAAAAAATATTAAAATCAGGTAACGGCAATGCCGTAACACAGGCATGGGCCTATTTTGTCAATATTAACATGGCTTACGCGGCTGCATGGCACCTCGGCCCCATGTGGATAATCCTCCTCACATGAGCGCACCCACGTGTCCAGCGCTGCGTGTGCGCATTTATCGACGGTTTTTGCCGAATCGCAAGTCATTTCCACCGTCTCCGATCCACCCAAACTCTTTTACAGTTTTTTATAAAAAAACATGCAAATATCTGCAAGTATTAGAGAAAACGCCAAACTGTTAGGTTACTGACACGCATAAAAGCTATACACTCGGCGAACCAGGACGACTGCCAAGCTATAATCTGCCAAGACGCCATCGGCATAATTATAATACTATGTATATAGTATATACATAGCCATACAAATAGTTAGACAACTGACAAAACATTAAGCAGTATTTTATGTATGGAAGTAGTAAGATCAGGTATTTAAGATGGCATGGTTAGTGCATTTGTATTACTTTGTTATACGTTGTTAGACATAAATAAACTATGAGGATCTTGATGAGTGAATATAAGCCAAGAGACAAGACGTTTTCGATACGCGTAACCGCTGACGAATACAAGCTGTTTTCGGAAGTTGGCGCGGAAGGAATACGCAGGGTCATCGCCGCGGTTGGACAGCACGTTGCTGAACTAGGTAATTGGACACTCCATATAGAAGAAAAAAAGGATGATGTAATCTTGTATAAACCATCGAAATCGGCATTAAAATCGCCCTAACGAGACTCCAACTGTTACCTAAACGCATCGCCTAGGGCATCCTAGAGCGTTTATTTTGAGGTGAATTACATGGAAAATGACAAAGGCATAGTCGATTCAATTGATGATTTATGCGAATCCGCCACTGGTCCTAATTTAGCTGGGCATCTCTATGTCCTATCATTCGCCTTATTCAGCTATTTGTATGACTGGCCCGACTCGGGGTCTAATTGGGTAACATATTTTTGTTATCTAGGATTCCTTGTAGCCGTAGCACTCGGAGGGCTCGGACTACCGATCTTCTATTACGTTTTGGTTGCCGTCGCCCATGATCTTATATTCTAGCCACAGCATACTACATAGTAATACTTAATCATCCTTAGAATTCTTATGAATAAAATATATCATCGCAATGATAACATAATATACTAATAAACATATAACCCAGTCACTCATTTTTGTTTTTCTTTTTTAAGGAACAATCTAAGTAGAGATGGATTTTCGGTGAGCAAAGAGAACAGTCCTTGCTCCATGATTTCTATGACATCATGCCTGTATGGGACTTTTTCGTTGGTGCTGTATTCGAATATAGCCTCGAGGCATTCGTGTAGCAGAACCGATAATCGTTGCTGCGGGCTAAGAGATTTATCGATGTATATTTCTGCCTTGTCCGGCAGGAAATATCCCATGCACGGGTCTGTTTTATTTTCCTGCAGGTCCCTGACTGAGTGTATTCTGATTTGGTACCCCAGTAGTTTTATCGACGATATCCTCACTTACCGCCACCTCGATATAGCCGCCCTTTGGCGGGGCATGCCGCCACTCGTACTCAACCCGGATGACGGCCGGGTTATCATCTGCCAAGACGCCAGAAGATACTAGTGCATCCTGCACGGGCTTGAATGACGCCACCATGTTATCAAAGTCTGGTTCGTAAGCGGAAGCCCTAATATATTTGACCATGGCTTTCGTTAATGGTTTTGGCGGCTTATTCCTGCCAATAGATTTGTGAATGTCTCTTTGCCATTTCATATTGTGGCGCATACGATGTGCCCAATGCCTAGTTTGATTTGGCGTTTCGGGCAGCCCACAGATTTTAATTCTCAGTGAATAGTTTCGTTCCCCTGGCATGATAACCTTTTCGATATAACGCCTCGCAGGTCTAGTGACTCGGGTGTAGCGTATTGAATCTCTTCTGGGTCCAACAGTTTAGCTGGGTCATCAACTTCTTTGAAACCATAAGGCACCCACTTGGTTACATTGTCGTCGATGCATTCCCACCGACGCCTATTGTCGGCTCGGTACTGCCACCGCATACCCCAGAAAACCCCCTCAGATTCACGCAACACATGTAAGAATGTTTTTCCACTCCGAGTCACTAATCTGACCTGCTCTGGCATCATAGGGTTACCTACTAGTGACCGGCTTGCGTGACTTTTTTGGTTTTTTTGGTTTTCTCTTTGATTTCGTCGCTGAGTACATAGCCATCGTCCTCTACCTCCAGTGTATCTGTTTCTAATGATTCTAACCACCCCTTAAGATAATATACTAAATCATCGCCACCGCAAGCCATGATTTGAGCGGGGTGATCTAGCCCAGGGTAATCATATTTCAGCAAAAACCCGTTGTGCAGTGTAGAAATTTGAAAAACCCTACCCGCCTGGTGGATCATTATTTGCTTTTTGGCGCGGTATAAACCATCCAATTGGGCCTGCTCCCCCGGAAGCGACGCCGGTCGTAACCGCTTCTGGTTCGATATCTCCAGACAATAGCCTAGCACAATACAGCCTCACCACAACAGGGTCGCACCCGGCATACTCGCAAATGGCATCAAAGCTGGAGTTTTTTATGTCCCCATGTATTTGTTTTAATTCTAGCCTAGCTTCGCGCAGCATTTTGGCATGGTAATCCCATTCACCCCCCCTGGGCTCCTCGTTGCGCTTCATGCGCGCCACTATCAGGTCATGTTTTTTGCGGCTTTTATAATTTTGGGCACAATCCTTGAGTGTCTGCAGAACTACGGCAGACCACAGCACCTGCTCTTTGTTGTTCTCCCCCACTGCCATCCCCCAGAGGGTCCAGCTGACTTGTGTCCTACTTGCCCCGCCTGGACTTGCTAGCCTCAATGGCTCTCAATTGCTTAAGCGCCCCCTTTTTGGTTGAGTGGTGACCAAGCACTTGCCCACCCGACTTGCTGGTTACCACAAACTTTTTTCCAACCTTTTTTACCGACATAATCCCCCCTATTAACCAAACGCTTCCCCAATCCACGGCGCAGCTACCTTGTTCAGCGGCAACGACGCCAAACTAGCCTGTCTTGGATAAATCTCATAATAATAATCATAAACATACTTAACGTCTAATTTCTTATATATTAACATACATAGCATAGAAATCCATGTTCTGTATTTATAATTAGAGAAATCAATAAGCATACTGGTATTTAATTTATCACTAGTATCGTTCTTGTCCTTAAAATATACTTGTATGGCCGCCTCGATTAGCAGGCAGAAATCCCCAATCCACAAGACTGGGCGCATCCACCACCAGCGCAGGGCCCGGAAAAGCGCCGCCCAGTGTTGCGGCATCAAGAAGTCCGTGATGTTCGGCAGCATACCAAATCGCTTGCAGAAATATTTTACCATGCGAATTAAATGCGGACGCAAATCTCGATATGTTGTCCCGCAAGCTAGAATTAGTGGGATTAAATTGTCCCTAGAAACCATGAATGGTATCTGCCCTTGGGGGATCTTTAGGATATTAATTCTCAGCACCTTGTTGATCCAAGATTTTATTTCTCCCCATCCCACTAAACTAGCATCCACTTTTAGGTTAGGATGCCGCAAGTATAAATATTTTTCCGATTCCATAGATCGCATAGCGCTGGAAAAATAACAGCTTTCTGTCACGGTAGGATGCATCCTGGCGTACATATACCAGAATGACCCAGTCCTGTGCGCGGAATCTCCGGTATCGCCAGACCAAATCATCTTGGACCGGTCCATGTATTTGATTAGGAATTCAGAGTAAAATATGTCTAAGTCTGGATCTGCTGGGCCAGTGCCAAAGCCGGTGCTGATTTTGTCCCTTCGTATTGTTGACAAAATGTCAACCTTTTTTGTCACGGATCCGCGTGCTCCTCGAAGCAAACAGTGAAAGCCATGCTATTGGGATTTTTATAGACATATCTTTCCACGCAGTCGATTGTCGTGCTGGTGCAGCCCAGGAATTCCTCCCTGGTCAAAAAGCCATTTTCATAGCAGAGATTGACGATAAAAAAAATGATAAACTCAGACAACATACCTTTGCCCTCCCTAGGGTCTCGTGTGAACGTCTATCACGGTTTCTGGCGGCGGGACATCGTTGTAGCTCCTGTTGGAATAATACGACCACAGGACAGCCAACAGAACCGCGGCTAGAATCGTTGCCCATTTAGCAATTTTATTATCAATCACGGTGCACCTGCAATCTTATTTATTTTGGTTATAGCACTTTTTATAATGCCGGCAGTCGCCATACAGTCTAAAGCATTATTTATGTTTTTTTCCAAGCTAACAGATATTGATAACACAATTACTGTTTCATCTTGGAACAAAACAAACCCCGCACTCTTAAATGAGTATGGTTTCGCCCTAATTTTTGATGAATCAGCCCAGCCGGAAATGTTACACCCCCAATGGTCAATCCAATCCACTTGCACGATATCGCCGACATTTATGTTGTCAAATGACACCGCAACCTCCGATCTGCATGTGCAGCTATTCAAATTTTATGGGATTATTCCCACAGCCAACGCCATAGCCATCGCCATAGCCATCGCCATCGCCACCGCCATAGCCAACGCCATAGCCACCGCCACAGCCAACGCCATAGCCAACGCCATAGCCATCGCCACCGCCATAGCCAACGCCATAGCCACCGCCATAGCCAACGCCATAGCCATCGCCATAGCCACCGCCATAGCCAACGCCATAGCCAATGCCATATCCATAGCCAACACCATGCAAATACCAGATTATCGGCAATCTTAATTTTATTTCCGGCAGATTATCTATAATCCAAATTGCATCGCTAAATGTCGGCACAGATATGGGCGTGCCCGCTCGATATTCGTTTAATCTAATCTCGCAAGCACTAGCTTTCTTAGCGGCGTCAAGCCATTCTTGTTTTATTATTTCCACGGCACTTTATCCCATCGCGGAAAGGCTTTTTCGGAAATAGCCATGATGCAGTCTACCCCCTCGAGATATATTTCAGGCACAGCGGCGGTAATTCTGCATTTGTCATCCGGCCCATTGGCCGCAAGACCCAACAACCCTCTAACGGATGAACTCCAATATATCACCATATGAGCATCAGACAGTCTAGCAGTTGTCCCGGAATGCTCAATCAACTTTCCGGCAAATACCCCTCGGCGGGTATGGTCCGTGGTCAATAGAACAAATTTACCGGCTAAATGCTCTGTTTCTTTGTTTTGCATTTTTACCCCATTTAGCAATTTTATTATCAATCACGATGCACCTGCAATCTTAGATATTTATTTAATGTAGTATCGCAATCCACAGCTTTTTTGTCAGCATCCAGCAATTCATTGGTTGAGCAAACTCCCCCTCCCGCGTCAACCTAATCCCGTCTACTAAAGCTCCGGCTTATTGACCCCTAATTCTTTTAATAGCGCCCACACACGCTCTACGAATTCCTCCATGAATTCCTTGCCGAAATCCACATCGGCTTTGCCCTTGTAAGCATGGTCATCTAACGCAATCTTGGATTCACGCAGAAAATACATGATAGCGGAGATGTTCTTTTGGTCAGGCTTCACTTCGCACTGTCCACGAGCCCGGCCAGTCTACTGTCCCACAGCTCCCACACTGCCTTTATGGCCTCATCTGCCGTCTTAAACCCATGTTCTTCGTCCCACCACCAATGCAACTTGTTCTGGAATTCTGTTAGTTCTGATAAAAGTTCCGGTAACCTAACAACTACCGGAATCATATCTAATTCGGACTTGTCAAAATGTATTGCGACTCTCATTACCATGGCTCCTCATCGGATCCTTTGGCATCAAAATTATCTGGCACCGGAATGGCGGGAGATGGTCCTGGGGCATCCAAGGAATTAGACAATCTAATCGCAACGAATGCTCTAATCTGCGTGCTCTTGCGCTTGACCCCGTCCTTTTCCCAATTGTTTTCTTCTATTCTGCCCTCTATCCGCCATCTCTCCCCCCTGGAGATGTCCCGCATTTCTTTGGCTACATCACCCCATGCCAACACCCTGTGCCAGGTATATATTTTAACCCATGCCCCGTCGCGATTCTTCGATGACCGCACAGTCGACAGGCTAAACCGCGCCATTACGTATCTTTCATTCTCAATAAACTTAGGATCTTTCCCAACGGTCCCCTCTAATACAACTTGGTTAACATCTTTAACGTAATTGTACGGCATTCTATGCCCCCTCTTGGCTAATCATATCCGCCTTGCGCCGCCATAGCCGATCCTTGAAATTGTATTCCATTTGGTATTTTTCGCTGAAGTTTCTGAACAGAGGGATTTCTGGACTATATCTGGTCCCGTCGTTACACGTGCATCGAGCTGCATAGACAAACCCCTCTGACTCGAATCGCACCATACCCCTATCACACTGTGAGCAATCCCTCTTGTTTAGTGGCTTTACGCTATTTTTCTTTGTCTCCTCCACGAGCCGATGAATCGTCGGGAATTCCTCCGTTGTCGCCAGAATTGTTTCTACTGATTTTTTCAGAGAAGTAACGTCGAAAGTTCGGAGAGGTAAGAAGTATTCTTCTAATAGCTTCTGTTGATGTAAAACCCTGTCGCTGTAACGAAGCACTGACAGACGATTGATTGTCTCGTCGAATTCGTTCTTCAGCATATTCATTCCCCTCTAACGCGATTCGTGACGCCACGCCACATGAACAAGGCTGCCATATGTTGGCACCACGCTATGCTCACTATGACTCATGATTTTGTACTACACAACATTATCAATAAAGTCAAAAAACTTTTACTGCTACAGCGCGCTGATGGCAGCGCCACCGTTGCCTCGCGCCATGGGGTTCTTTGCTAGCCCTCTTTCGCGGTTGGTAGAGTCTGGCATATGCCCCCTCAACTCAACCACGGACCCCAGTCCAAGCGCAAGCACCAAAAGCGGGTCCTTCTACCACCGGACCCTATTAACGCGCCGCTAATCGAAAATTCAGCCAGACACCTGCGCATCATCAATCACTAGAGTGGTGCCAACATGACACCAAATTACATTACGAATCATGGGGTTTTCCTCCCTTATTTCTTTTTTTTTCTCCCTCTCCTCTACTGTTGTATTATCAATAAGTTATATAAAAAGGGGGGTAAAGTAGAGAAAAGAATAAGGTAGAGAAGCCCCAATTTGCGTGAGTTCGTGATATTTCGTGAGTCGGCACGAACTGAGATTACACTGTGAGTCTTAGTCTAATTCCAAGAATTTTACGCGTTGACTTGCCGCATTCCCAGACAAAGTTAGAGTTGTCGATATGCGGAAATTTACGACGCACCTCACTAAGGAATTTTCTAGATCCCAGGGGGTATTGCCCCTCGTCTTTCAGCGCACCGCGATATTTCTCATAAACTTGCGCCGCAGTGGCGCTTTCGTCTTCGCCACTAATCAGGTTTTCTTCTATCCATACTAGAGTTGGGTTAGAATCCCTACGAAGCTCCTCCCTGTGTTCCTTAACTCGCTTGGTCTCGGTTATAGATCTGTTTAGCAGTATCTTGGCTGCGCCACCCAACGCCCAGTTAAATATGCCAGGCAAATGCCCGCCTTCTTGCCACCAATCCACCCACTTGTAATCTGGATTTTTGTTATCAAATTCAAATATCTGGCTAAACCTTAGCAACAGTAATCTTCGCCATATGCCATTAGACCGATCTATGAAAGTCGGCAATTGGTTAGTTGAGACAGTTAAGAGTGCCGTAGGACGGAGCGTTATTGCTGATTTATATTTCCGGTCCACAGTAATGGGGTTCTTACTAACAAATTGCTTGATGTATCCTTCTGGGAAATTCTCATTTTTGTCCAGCTCCTCGGTTATGTTGGCTATACTGCCTATAGTCGATAGTATCAGTGACCCTTCGCTTGGATGTAGCATTTCTAGCGCTACATGACTTACTTGGTTCTCGCCCACCATAGCAGCCAGGGCAGCCAGGATCACGCTTTTGCCGTTACTGCCAGCGCCCTCCATCACCATAAAGTATTGATTATCTAAGCGATACCTTTGGGACATGTCATCGGTAATGAGATGTAGTCCGAACCATTCCTGTAGTAGTGCCCTGTCCTCTTCGTCTGGCAGGATCTGTTCTAATACAGTAAGCCAGAGATCACTTTGCTGTCCATGCAAGAAATCATAAGGCAGTACGTAAGTGCAGAAGTACAAAGGAGTAAGCATACGCAGGTCTGGCTTACCCTCTATAGCGGAGATTAGGTCTAGTATGCCATTGTTGAATGGTACATGATGATCGAATCTAGGGGTATTGGGATGTTCGCCTTGCCAGAACTTAAGAACCCGAGACTCTCGGTATGTTTCATCTTTAATATATTCTGCTAATTCCTTTTTAGCAGCCGTTCGCTTGAATTTATCTTCTATTTCATATTCGCATATCCACTTGTGGATTATACTTCTTAGCGCCTCGTCCTTGTATTTTCGGTAGCACCCTAATACATAGTCGTACATTTCAGAATTTAGATTTATTATCGATGGATTGTCTTTTAGAAATTCTCTTGCCAGTCCCTGTATTTTTATTTTTCTCGAAGATTGCCCGGTTTCGGTCAGATTTTCAGAGCCAATTTTGTCCCCACAAGATCGGACATGTTCATTTATTTTCTCTATGTCATATCGCATGTTACTCTCCTATAAAAAGATTCCCACCGCCATTCTTGATATTGGCAGTCCGTTACGAAAATAAATAGTTTGTAATAGTTTGTCCATTTATTTATTGGTCGCGCTGTGTGAACTAAAAATACCTTGCATTTTTCGTGATACTAGCTAGTATCCAGCCGAGTCGGGCAGACTCATTCTCCGAAGCCGAGCAGGTAGTTCCGTGCCTGCTCGGTTAATTAGACCATGATGATAAATATAATCTCAAGCGTCAGCCACGCGCCTAGAACAGCCACCTGCGTTTTAACTTTATTTGACAGTGTCTGTTTCTTCCGTGATGAATCGCCCGGCCACGTCCATGGCGCGGGCATCCTCGCGCTTTGAATCGAACTCGCTAGGATCATACGTCACGCCGAACAGCAGGTCGCTAAAATACCACTTGGTAGCTAGGGTTATGGCGCGAGCTGCCAGCATGGACTTGGGTTGTTTTTTCCAGATGTCCTTTTTTTCGAATAACCCGGCTCTCTGTGCGTCCTGAATAGTGTATGTCACCGGCGCGTACTTCTTCCCGTCGCGGAATGGGACAACTGTAGCGTGATCGTCGGTGACTTCGAACACCTCTATGTCGCATCCTTTGGTTTTTCTAACGACTGCTAGCTGTAGCTGGTAAGACATTGAGAATTTACCGTGAACGAAATATATGTTCTGCAGGCTGTCTCCGATGCTAAACCCGAGCTGCCTGCCCTTTTGCGCCGCCATCAGGGCTTGCTCTTTGGTTTTGATATGGGCTGGCAAAACATCTCCAGCTTTCATCCGTGCGCAAAGTTCCAAAACCTCGGCGTCCTCTGGGTTTTGTTTCTGTAGCGCTTTAGGCTCCATTATTATTTTCCTCCTGCTCCACCGAGAATGAGACTATTTCCAGCGCGTTTTTGACCGCTTCAATCGCCTGGCCTAAGTCGTCCATGGCAGGGGTGAGAACTCCGTCTCGAATCTTGGCGATGGCGTCCGAAATGTAAGAATTTGCTTCACGTAATAATGCTATTGTATCGTCGTTTTCCTGCAGATTCATAGCAACCCTCCCTCGTCATCTGTTTCGAATTGGTTTTCTGGCATCGCCCACTTGGGTGCCTTTATAGGTTCAATCGTGCCTGGATACCCATGCCATCGATCTTGCTGCAGGCATGCGGCATAAGTTTTGAGCGCTCCTCGATAAAGAAACCTTCCACCCTCGATAGATTCGTTGTCTAGCAGATAGCAGGCAACTCCATAGGGAGGTTCTGTCTCGACGACAACAAATACAAAACAATCGATTTCTACGCCGCATTCTTTCATCCCGTCTACGTAAAATGCCGCCTGCATGTGGTAATTATATTTACCGATCTCCCTGGGAAACTGTCTGGCATTATGCCCGGTTGTTTTGATGTCAACGATTGTGCGCCGCTCGCCGTGCAAGATGTCTGGCCGGCACTTGCACAGCACCTCAAATGTCGGGTCCTTCCAGAACCAGGATGTTTCATTTTCTCCCGTAAACACCAGTGAACGTATTACTTCAGAGGACTGGCGGATTGAATCGACAATCTCCTTGACCTGTAGCATGTCTAGCGGATCCAGGAATGTAATGCCTGGGTTGTCAGCGATTAGGCTTGCATATGCCTCTTTGCCAGCGTTCGTCCTGCGATTTATATCTGGCAGGCTGCGGTATAATTTCTCTGGGCTGTCTAACATCAGGAAATCATGGACATAAGCGCCTATATTGATGCTTCTTGTTTTGAGTGGGTATTGTTTCCGGTAGACGAAATGTGCCGGGGACTGGGTCATGATGGTGTTTAACCCGCTCCGGGATATCCCGTCTGACTCATGATATTGCGTGATGGTGATGTCTCGGCGACCGAGTTGATTTGGGCTATTCATTTTTTAACCCCTTCGATTGGGTATCCATTGGCAATAATAAAGTTTTTAGCATTTAATTACAACCCATAGTTTTGCGTTTGCCTATTGACTCATCCCATTTTTATGTGTCAAAATCCGGACAGATGCGACAAAGTGTATATTTTTTATATAGGGAATCATCGCCGAAGGTTCTTGCGGCATACAGCCGTATTGGGGATGTGGTATACAACCAGTATGAGGCCACGGTGATAGTCACCGGGCTACATACTTTGGCTACTGACCGCATAGTTCACGCCAACCTACGTTACATAGTTTCCAATACTACCGGATTAGGTCATATAAACGATAAGTTAGATTCTAAAATAATATTCCTAGAAAACACATCAGACATAAAAGGGGTCACCAGTACCGCCGAGCACACCTTCGGGCTCATCCTAGGGCTCGCCAGGGGCATTAAAAAGCCAATCCTACGATGGGACCGTGGAATTCCAGGGCATAAGCTATTCGGTAAAACGATTGGCATATATGGATATGGGAGAATAGGACACCAGGTCGAACAAATAGCGGCTGGGCTCGGGATGAAATCCGTACCATACGACGTGTCGATGGACCCCTCGGTCGAGTACGAATGCCTGTCTTGCGACATCGTGACCCTGCACGTCAGGATGCCCACCCCAGAGGTTGTTTTCGGCAGGAAGCAGCTTCTGACGATGAAAAATGGGGCATGGTTCGTTAACACGTCAAGGGGAGAATATGTGGACGAGGCATCTCTACTGGCATTGTCTGGCAAGTTTAGCGGCATAGCGCTAGATGTTTTGCGTGGTGAACCGACACCGCCGAACCTGAATAATTTCCAGAATCTCGAAAACTGCGTCATCACCCCCCACTTGGGCGGGTGGACTAATGAGGATCTGGAGATGACGTCGCTCTATTGCGCAGCAAAACTAGAGGAGCAAATCGCACATGACGAAATCGCAATGGCAGCCACTCAGCGATAAGCTGGTAGTGCGGCGGCAAGAAAAGCGTCTCGAAACAGACGAGGGGATCCTGCTGACAAGCACATCTCAGGAAGCACCGTACGAGGGTACCGTCATTTCTGTCGGCGACCAAGTGAAAACGGTATCAGCCGGGGATTTGGTTTTGTTTTCCAGGTGGGCTGGCAGCGAGGTACAGGTTGGCGGGGAGGGGCTGTTGCTACTTTGTGTCGAGGATATTTGGATGCGGCAGGGAGGGTAATATGCCAGCGAAACACAAGGAACTAATCTATGGTTCTGAAATCCGTCAGAAGCTTTTTGCGGGAGTTAATAAACTGGCGAATGCTGTCGAGGCAACTCTCGGTCCGGCGGGACGCAATGTGCTCATTGACAAGGGAGACAGAACCCCCCTCCTCACGAAAGACGGCGTTACCACGGCCAAAAACATTTTCCTCCGAGATAACGCGGAAAACGCAGGCGCGCAACTCGTCAAAGACGCCTCCGCGAAAACGAACAAAGACGGCGGCGACGGCACCACTACCGCGACGGTTCTCGCACGGGAAATCTACGCTAAGGGACTAGATATGATAGAGGACGGCGCAGATCCGATGTTGCTGCGTCGTGAAATATTAGCCGCTTCGGCACTCGTCGTTGAGCAAATAAAAAAACGTGCAATACCGGCGGAAAACAACACCGACTTATTCCATGTTGCCACCATTGCGTCGAACGGAGATACGCAATTCGGGAGGCTAATAGCGGAGGCGATGGAGAAAGTCGGATCCATGGGCGTTATCGCCGTCAATGAGGCGCTCGGCTCCGAGACAACCCTACGCACCGTTGACGGAGTGCAATTTGAGCGAGGTCTATTTTCCCCGCTACTGACCACGAACTCAGGCAGGCGCATCGCCGAATTCCACAATCCGCGTTTTATGATTTGCGACTACAAGCTGGACAACTTCGAGGTTGATGTAGCACCAATTATGGTGAAATGCTTCAAGGCTGGCCATAAATTAATAATTATCGCTGCTGGATTCGACGACAGAGTTCTGGCGAATATCATAAAAAACTACGTTGAGAAAGGTGTTAAGTGCATCCCAATCGATGCGCCTGGGTTTGGCACAGATATGTCAGACTGGGTTTATGATTTATGTACCCTGACTGGTGCTAAATTAGTTTCTCCTGATTTCGGCGTGCAGGCTAAGACACTTGAATTAGACATGCTGGGATCTGCTGCTAGGATTGTGATATCAGCCGATGATACCACTATCTTTGACGGGGGGGGGAATATTTCAGCACGACTCGTTGAACTAAAAGAACAGGCATTGTTGCTCAAAGACAAGCCGAAAGAGCAGGCTAAGGTGTTGGACCGCTGGCGCAGGTTATCCCAGGGGATCGCCCTAATCAGCCTTGGTGCCAACTCAGAGACCGAAATGGGAGATAAAAAATTGCTCCTGGAGGACGCCATCAATGCGACCAGGGCGGCAGCTGAGGACGGGGTTCTCCCTGGCGGTGGACTGGCATTACGCAGAATTGCGGACGAGATCGAGAACAACACAGAACTGGCTAATATATGGGTGACCCCTGGTGGCAGAGTGGTTTTGGCTGCTATTAAATATCCTTACGAACAAATCCTGCGCAATGCGGGGATGGACCCGGAAGCTGAGTGGGGGAAGGTCTCCCAGGATAACTCATTTTTCTTTGGACTAGATGTGCGAAATATAGAGCATGGCGACCTATATGTTTTGGGCATTCTCGACCCCGCCAAGGTAGTATGGAGTGCGCTTGCTAACGCCGCCAGTGTTGCCGGAACATTTTTAACTACGGAAGTTGGGATTGTCAATTCTCCGGAGGACTAAATGTACGATGGGTATTTCTCTAAAACGCACGAATGGTTCCGCAACAAGCCCACCGAACACGTACACCTATGCTATCTGTGCGGAGAATCCAACTACGAGTATTTATTTGGAGAGCCATTATATTATCGATGCGAGTGCGGGTTTGCCTGGCGTGCCGATATGCCGACGGACGAATCGCTAAAAGAATTCTATATGGAATCGGCTCCAATGACAGAATGGGCGCGGATCAAACTGTCTGAGTTAGAGCGCATCAGGCAAGCCGACAAATTTCGTTTTGCCGTAGATTTCATTAAGACAAAAGGGCTGAAAAACACATTAGACTATGGATGCGGCAATGGGACATTCTTGTCGTATTTGGTAGACGACGATTCCGTTTCGTTCGGGGTCGAGGCCAACGAGGAGGCGCTTCGTATTTCCAACGGTGTAAAGGGCGTGTCCGCCGTTCGCCCAGCCGAAATCGGAGCGCTGCAGATGGATTTCTTTAATGTGCTATCCCTATGGGGAGTGATTGAACATCTCAAGGACCCACTGCAAATGATTGGTTCTCTGAAGAAATTCTGCGTTAGCGATTCCTATCTAGTCGCCTGCGTTCCAAACCTAGATTCTCTGGTTATCCAACGCCTAAAATATAAATGTTGCTCATTTGTGCCCCAGCACCTTTATTTTTTTAATAAGCAAACACTAGACAGGCTCCTGTACAAATCTGGATACACTCCCGTCGCCGGATGTACGATAGAGCCAGAATATTTGCCGGTAGCTAAAATGTTTTATGGGCTAGACCCATACGCGCAATGTGGAGAACTAGATTTCCGAACACCGCTGCTGCCCACTCCAGAGCAAATATGCGCCTCCGGAGCTGGGTATAAAATCATATCAATTTATAAGAGGAAATGATGCCAGAACGACACCTATGCATTGTCCCGGTTAGGGCTGGGTCGAAGTCAATTAAAAACAAAAATCTCCTGAAACTAAACGGGAGGACATTGGTCGATATCGCTGTAGATAAGGCGGTCAACTCCAATGAATTCAATCATATTGTCGTGACCACCGATTATTCCAAGCATGAACTAGGCATACAGGGAAACGATCGTTGGGAGTATTGGCGACGACCGCTCAACTTGTGCCAAGATGACAGCCTTGCTGTGGATGTTGTAATGGATGTTCTGCGCAGTCATGGTGGCTACCAATGGATATGGCTTTGGCAGGTCACCAGCCCGTTCACTTCAATCGCAGACGTAAAAACTGCCAAGAAATTGATTCATCAGTCTGGAACTAAAAGCCTGATTACGGTCAAAGAGGTTACCGAGCACCCAAATCGCATGTACACGATTTCAGAGGGATCGCTATGTCACCTTAGGCATTCCAATTTTGAGAACAAGCAAGACCTGATCAAGGTCTATATCCGTAGCGGGAACCTGTATGTTGCACGAGTCGAAGAATTCATCGCAGGGAAAAGTTTTTATGTCCGCCCATGTGTGCCGCTAGAAATCCCCAGGGATAGAGGGACTAACCTAGACGCCGAGGAGGATTTCGCCACAGCGAAGCGGCTATTGATGCTAGGAAAGGTGCGCATTGTCTGACACCGGGATGCCCATCACTACCGCAGAGATTGCCAAGAACCACATGGGAGATATGGCAGAGGCGAAGCGTTTAATTGGGCTTGCCAAGCTTGCCGGTTTCGATAATGTAAAATTCCAGGCTTATGATAGAAAACTTATAAACCCAGCGCATCCGAACGCGCCAAGATATGATGTGGCGCACTTGACCATGGACCAATTGAGGGAACTTGGGGAATATGCTAAGGAGAATAAAATTGGGTTGCACTGCTCTGTATTTAATACTTCTGTTATTCTGCCTCTGTCTTTTTTTACGCGAATAGTAAAAATACCGTCTACGTTTATGGCCAACGACACTATGATTAGGCGCTGCCTAGACCGCTTCGAGGAAGTCCATATCTCCACTGGCTTCCACGACTTCAGCACGTTTCTGAAGGTAGCCAGGAAATACGAATCAGAAATAAAACGAATCGTCTACTATTCCTGCCGGTCCGAGTATCCGGCAACGAGCCCTCGCTTCTGGCGGATTGGCGAATTCGTGCAAAAGTATGGGAGAGCTGGATATTCAGATCATAGTGTTGGCGTAGACGACTGTTTTTACGCACATATGCTGGGGGCGGATTACATCGAGAAACATTTCAATGACCGTAAGCGCAAGCGCACATATGAGACTGACATAACAGAGTGGGTATGTCTGTCTAATAAAATAAAGCATGTGCTAGGGACTAGCGGAGAGGATTCCCCGACGGAGGAAGAGTTAAGAAATTTTAAGCTTTATAGCCTAGAATACATAAAAAGCGATGATTAATATCGCTGTTATGCTAGCCAATCGTGCCACGTTCTATAGGCATGAAATATTATTGGATAAGCTGGAAAAGAGCAAAAAGCTAAAACCACTAATTGTTCTCACAAGCTCCTTATTGTATGAGGAGAACAAGCACACTCGGATTGAGATTGAATTGCAGCATCCAGGCACAGACGCCATCGACACAGAATACCGAAGAAGTTTGCTTTCAATGGCGCACACGGCTGGTGACTTGTTCAAAAAATTCGCGGCCTTCCTGCATAGTCGAGAAATCGGAGGAGTGATTGCCATCGCAGATAGATTTGAAACATTGCCATGGGCGGCGGCAGCCGCGTACCTACATATCCCGCTCGCCCATATCCAGGGCGGGGAGGTGTCCGGCAATATCGACAACAAGGTCCGGCATTCGGTTACCGCTCTGTCTGATTATCACTTCCCGCCACACTTCCAGGCAGCGGAAATTGTGCGCAAAATCAAGGGGAACCCAAATTACATCTATGAATTAGGATGCCCATCTATAGATGTTATCAGAGAGGCCGGGATAAAAAAAAACAACAGCAACAGTAGATATATCATCTGTATATTCCATCCGCATACAAACGAGATCACCGTCGCCAATAGTCAGGTCGAGTGCATTATTGATGTGGTGTCATGGTATTGCAAAGAACACAATATGCATTGTTACTGGTTCGCTTCTAACAACGACCCAGGATGTGAGGAGGTTCTGGCCGTACAAAACACGATGGGGATCAAGTTGCACCCCAATATCGGTGGAGTAGATTTCTTGCGTTTGCTCGCTGGCGCTAGGGCTATCATCGGCAATTCCAGCGCTGGCATCCGCGAGTCATCTGCGCTGGGAATACCGGCACTAGATATCGGTAGGCGACAATGGGGTAGAGCGCGATCAGAATGTACCTGGCATTGTGGTTTCGACGGCATATTCGAGGCCATTGATAGAGTATGCGAATATAATCCTAACCCATCGCTGATGTTTGGCGACGGAAAGGCGTCCGAGCGGATTGTTTCACAACTGGAGGTATTGCCATGGAAAACGATACACTAGAGAAAAAATTAGTCACCAGGCCATACAACGAATATATCGAGAAGCTAAACATGCAGGCGATAAAAGAGGGTGATCGCCAGGCAATCGTGCGCGCCACCGAGCGCCCCATACCGATTGACATAGATATCCAGGCGAACCCACGTAATCCACTCGTTATCATCCAGGTTGGATTCACTACAAGGCGCATTATCGACGCCATTAAATCCAAGGGAAAGCGCAACGATGTAATAATTATCATTGAGCCTGACCTCGGCGTGTTCAAGCATGTTATGCGGACAGAGAATATAGTTGATCTATTGACCAATGAAAATATTGACCTCAAGATCGGGCTAGCCCCGGATGCGCTGTTAGCAGAACTATATAGGTCCTATGTCTACCAAAGCGAGACATCATTGCCGCGTGCTTTCAAAATTCAGAACTCTGAAATTATTGTTGATCCATTCAGGTGGAACACTCCAGAGGAAAAGATTGAACAGGCCAAAATCATGGAGGCGGTTAAGGCATCCCACAAACAGCTAGAGCTATCGATGGGGTGCTCCGAGGATTCTTTCCAGCGCTGGCAGTTGATGTTTGCTAACGCCTATAATATGCGCAAGGGAGGGGATATCAGTGCGCTGTTCGACAAATTCGAGGATGTGCCCATTATCGTGTGCGGTGGTGGCCCCTCATTGGAGGACTTTATCGCCGAGTACAGAGATAACCAGGACCTGAAAAAAGCGCTAATCATCGCCGCTGACGCAGTCCTGCCCAAGCTGCGCCGGGCTGGCATCAGGCCCCATATCGTGACCAGATGCGAACGCAAATTAACCACCATATTCCAGGACCTGAAGCCAGAAGATACAAAAGGGGTCTATTATGCAGCATACCCATGGACACCGCCGGAATATTTCGATATGTTCGAAAAATTCTTTTATATATTCAGAGCCAACGGTTCTTGTCTATACACCAAGTATCGTAATGGTCAAATCAACGGTGGAGTATCTGCTGGTAACGCCGCTGCTGAGATCGCCTTTAGAATAGCAAAAACTGCTATATTCACCGGCATCGATTTGGCGTTCATCGGAGGCAAATCACACACCGAAGGAACACAGGTTGAATTTAATATAGAGTCGTCTAAGTCCAAATGGGTAGATGTGGAAACGAATAGCGGAGGGAAATCCACTACAATACCAGTATGGGTTCGGTGCCTGCACGAGTACGAGCAAGGGATCCACAAATGGAACGTTGTGAAGGGCAAAGAGAAGGTTGTTTATAACACATCCGGTGAGGGAGCTAGAATCGTTGGGGCCACATACAAGCCATGGCTCGCCCTGCGCCCGCTCTTCGCAACCACCAAGGCTGCCGATATCGACCAGCGCCTAGCCGAGCTATTCACTGCCGGCCCAGAGGAGCAATGGAAAACCTTCAAGGAAATCAACCTGCGCACAGTTACAAAACTGCATAAATGCATCAACCACTTGCGCGCCAATATGGCTGAGTGCAAAAACTCCATCTCTGTCATGGAATCCGAAATCGACAAATTGAATAGAAAGTCCAGGGACACCGCGCTTACTCCATACCAGTTTGTTCTAGCTGTCAGGGGGGATAAAGCCAATTACGAGAAGTTGATGAAAAATTGCGCGGACACGCTAGATGGGTTCAAAAACAAATACTGGTACAACATGACATTCCGCATGATGCTGCTAGATGTTTTGCAGTTAGACCTGTATTTCTATGAGAACAACATCAACCGGTTGCATAATGTGTTGGACGCGCCAGATGAACGTATGTGGCATTATTGCAAGATAACAATGGGATTTTATAATAGCATTGAATTCTATTTGGAGAAATTTATTGGTATCTTAGAGAATGTCAACAAGGGCGAAAACTCCCGCGACAAGGTACATCTCTACACTAATGATGGGTACGACGAATTATATAAAAGTTCTACAGCAAAACTAGTCCTCGATGGGGCGGACGAGGGAGAAAGCTGGGTAAGCGATGAAAAAACAACGGCAAGCCAGGACCCGACCGAAACAGCGCACCCTTCTACTTAGGGCGAGAGAGCGATTATTCTGGTTATTCGACTGGCTAAAGCAGGCATTGACCTTCGACCGCAAGCGCTCGCTGTGGAAAGAACTTCGCGACGGAGCTGGCGGGCTGCTAATATTGGGCTATGTTGCATGGGCGGCGGTTATAAACGTGGCTGGGGAATCAATCATTTATTTGGCAAAGTCTTTGCTGCGTTCCCTGTTGGGTCCTTAGCCGCTTATCAAAAACTCATTCCCGTTTTTCCAACTCTTTTTACCGCCAGAAGAAGAGTACCGAACCGAAATATTTCTTACACCCGACGGCGCATACAATGCCCTAATGACCGGGGAATCGTCATATGAGAGTAGCCAGTTCCTCCGCCGATGTAATATCCTAGACAGGGCGATATGCTCATTTTCGTTCATCCAGATGTTGTAAAGATCACGACCCTTTTTGTAATATGGCGGGTCGGCGTAAATAAAAGACCCAATTTGTGGTATCTTTTTAATAAAATCTATGAAATGGAGGTTGCTAACTCGTATCCTGGAGCGGAATAGCGCTCGCATCTCATTGATTTTTGAAATCATTAGTTTCGGGTTGTACCGGCAATCTATCTTCCATTTGCTTTTCTGCATAATCCCGCCGATTGGCCCCGCTGATGCTATCCCGGAGAACGTAGTTCGGTTAAAAAAAATAGCTTTATATGCTAGGTCAACGGTGCCCCCATTTGCGCGATACCCCCTGAGCTTTAAGAATTTTTTGATTGTGGGGGCGGTATTAATCATAGAAAAAAGCCTGTAAAAATCACTATCGGAATCAAGCTCGAATAGCTTCCAAAAAGAATATATCCACGGATCGGCGTCATTTACGTTTATAATTTTCCCCCTAAAATCCTTCGCGATTCTACAAGCCACAGATCCGCCCCCTACGAACGGCTCATAATAGTCGCCAGAGTGGTCTAGCCTCAACAGCCCCGGGATTATTTCTTTCAATAATCTTGTTTTGCCGCCGGGGTATCTGAATATCATATTGGCAAACCATGCACCCATTCGGCATCACCAGAAAGAACGTCCCACTTATCGACAGTAAGATAATATTTCACCTCCTTATTAAATGTAAAAATCTTTGAATTATTCTTTATTGTCTGCTTACTAGCCGATACCACTACGCCGCGATGCCGGATGTCAACAACAACTATACCACCGCTAGAAACCATATCCAGGTGTTGCGCTGTGATGGAAATGGCGCGTGTCTTTCTAAAGAAGAAATCATCATTGAATTCTTTTTTTATATAATTAATTTCCCCAGTTTGTTGGTCTATTTCATGACGAGCTATATTTTTTGGAGCCGATTTATAAGCCATCGCATACCAATGGTCCACTTGTTAGTTATAGTTATAATTATCTTATGCAAATTTGCAATTCATTTTCTGGAATATACCGAAAATTTATCTACCCAAGGTCTCACTTTGTCCCAATACGCGATCCCCTTGTCCCAATAATTTAGAACATATTTCCTAACCCATGTATCATCTCCCGACCCCGGGATCAGATCAACAATCTTGTTAATGGCCGATACCAGCACTCCGCCTATGTTCACTACAATATAGGCCGAACTAGAAACCATCCCCAGGGCAGCGTAACCTTTGACGATAGCCCCGTTAGACCCACTGAAAAACTCAGCGACACTATGCACTGCACCTAATAGCCAAGACATAGACCCCCCTATATGTTCACGAGTTCATGATGGGCATGGTCAACGAAGTTGGCCCAAAAGCTGCCGCATGCCACCCCATCGATTTGCCCAGATACTATATATGCCTTCGCCCAGTAGAGCGAAATGTCTCTTTTATTAAGCCGTATCGCCTCTGAATCAGTAGCACCGCTTTGTTTGCGCGTAGGGCGAGCGCCCCAACTCCACTTGCCATCAATAAACAAAACCCAATCAGTAGCCAGGCCCATCCCATGTTTACCCCCATCGCGTATCTTGGATTTATTGTTATCATATAAATACGCCTGTCTTTCTACAGAGCGCCATGTCTCATATCGCTTAAATGGCATATTGTACTTGGTTAGCAAATTCTCTATTTCCAGATCCTTCGCATGCCAACGCACATCGAGTTTATCTGTACCTCGATAAGGGAACAGGAACACAGCCGCCCCGCCCGTTGTCGCGCTCAATGCCGTCGCCCCCGTAGTTGAATAACGGCCTCTAATATTTTGTCTATTTTACTTTCTAGCCTAGTCACTCTTGCGTCAACCAGGGCCACCTGGTCGGTAGTGGCAAACGTCGCATAAACGAAAACAACCGCTCCAACTACTAGCGTCAATGCGTAAATCAGAAATTTGGGGTCTGTCAAAGCTGTCTTTCCGTGAGTCATTCTAACCTCCCTCGGAGTTCCCAAAAAAACTCATAGGCGGCGGTTCCCAAAGATGCGGTGGCGTCTAGCTGAACAGCTAGGCTGCTGGCCGTTACATCGCTGATGCGGGCCGTCCAAGATATGCCAATCGGCGTTAAATTGCAACCAAGGACACTGTTATATCGCTGTTGTAATGGGATGGTAACCACCACTGAGGAGGTTCCAGTGCCAACTGCCCGCTGCCTTCCGCTCTCTAACTCCTGCGCGGGGAATAGCACTGAAGCCGATGCGCTTGTGCGATAAAGGACACTTTCTAGCCTGTATCTCTCTAAAAAGGACAGGTTCTCATTGAGGTTTTGCGCCTCATTTACTACGTTTTGGGTATGCCGGAACGGTATTTTCCTCATGGGCGCTCAATCGAAGACAATTTTTCTATTTTCTCCACCGTCCTATGCACCCTTTCCTCGTCTATCGAATAGCCTGATTCGCGGGCGCGCTCGAATAACTCTCTCATTAATTTATTCGCAGCGGTTCTTTTGACGGGGTTCTTGAATGCGGACTTGTTTGCTCTAGGAAAATCACCTCCCGTGAACATACCCTGCCCGACGAGTCTATCAACGCCCAGGTCCTTGACGGTTTTTACATTGTTCAGATATATGAAAAATGGGTCATTCGGAGTCAGCGCAGTAGCGCCAGTGAGAATGCGTGCCAGCTTCATTGACATATCAACGTCCTCTTTGGAGGCCAGCCCCAGGGTGGACAGATAGCGGGAAGTGAAAAGGCTCCTCATGATATGCAATTTGGTCGGGTTAGCCACCACGCGGTCATCGGCCCTGCGCAGGTCTAGCCATTCCGCCACCGATTGCGCTAGGGTCTGCGCCCCAGGAACCCCCCTGGTTATCCCACGTCCCTTTGCTGCGTTTAGAATAAAGCCCAGCTCATTAGCTCTATTGAATTCAACCATTCGCCGACCGGCAAATGCATCTTTGTCTAGCCCAGACTCAACCATATATTTGATGGCTGGATGAACACGCCCAACCCATGCGGCAGCACCACTTGTCAATTCTGATATGTCCTCAAGCGGATCTGCGCCGAAGCTGTAAATCATTTTCCCGGCAGCTAGTGTGAATTTTTTCTTAGCCCAATCTGGGAGGTTCTTAAACTCCTCCTCATTGGGTCCAAAATGGTTCCAGAATTTCATCCTGCCAGCAATGACCCCTGGGCGCTGTTTGAACAACTTCCAATTGTTCTCAATATTGTTTCGGCTGAAACTGTAAAATGGTATAAGGTGCTTTATGACCGATTCGGCTTTTGTGACCTTGCCGTAATCGAATAGAGTATCCAGCGCCTGCTGTGCGGAGAATTTCCCGTCTAACCCAGCCATTCGCCAATATAGGTAATTGGTGAATCGGGCTTGGTTCTCCACACTCCGGGACATGTGCTGCATCATCCTACCCCAATAGCCGCGCTCGGCGAGTGGGTTTAGCGCCCATACTGCCGCCTTGGCCTTGGCTGCGAATGACTCATTCGGTGACATAAGCGCTTTGGGCATATCATGTATGGCATCGCCAATGAGACCACGAGATTTCGCGTCGTCCAATAACTGACCAAGGGTGAATTTCTCCCCGGCATCATTGGTTATCATATTGTCTAAATTTCTTCCCAATATAGCATCGATAGCCATCTTATTTTTTTTTGGGCTGACTGCGTGCAGCCCGATATTCGCCGCGTTTAGCACAGTGTTGCTAATCGCATTCCTCGCCGTAAATGCAGGGAATGGCACCGTGAGGTGATATTTCAATTTATTGGTGAATGCCGTTACCAGTGGGATAGAATATCTTTGTAGGTATTTGTTTTCTTGCAGGGACTTATGCACTCTATTTGGTATATATATTTTATTGACACTGTCTGTACCTAGCTCTTTGGCGAGCCCCTTGGCTACATTCTGTGTCTTCCTGGACAAAAGTTCCCACCTAGCGGTTTCCTCTGCCTCACCCATAATCGAAATGTAACCCTGCCTGCGCGCCTCAAATGGATTATTGAAGACTTTCCCGAATTCCCTGGCGGTTTTCATAACGATTTCATCACGTATATTCCCGACCATAATTTGCGATCTTAGCGCAGTCACTAATGCTGCCGGACTCTTGTACACCTGTTCTCCTCGAGTCTTCGCTTCAATCAAATAATCCCTTTCCGCCAGCCGCAATCTATCTCCTAATATTTTCCCGTCTTTGGCTTTCCTGATATAGCTGTCTACCGCTCCCTTGTTCAAGAAAGGGAGATAGTTCGCGTAATGTTCGTCTACCGTGAGACCAGCCTCCTCTGCTAGTTGCGGGCTGCGCGCCTTCCATTCGTTGATTTTCTTTTGCACCACTGGGTCATCGACCATTTTCGTGATGTCGAAATCTGCCTTGACGCCCCGACCGCGCTCTACGTTTAAGTGCCCGACCATTGCTTTGACAAATTTCACCTTCTGTTCACCGCTTAATTCCTTGAAAAACCCGATCTCCTCGCCAACGACCTTTTCGTAATGTTTCCTCGCTGCCTGGGATGCATGCTTAGATAGGTTGAATATGAATGTCTCTGCGTTTTCTGCCAACATTTGGTCTGAAATCTTAACCCCTCGTTGGGCTACGCGTTCGGCATATTCGTACCCATCGACGGCGGCAACCTTGAGGCGTTGCTCAATCGCCTCATCAGTTATGTTCAGTGCGTTCCCCCCAAATGTTTTTCTGGCGTACGTTTTCATATCGAACCATCTGGCGTCGAGGTACTCAGCGCTCCTGCCAACTAGCGTTCCGGCAGATGCCTGCCTTGAAAGCCACCCAGGGAGACCGGAGCTATTGACTATGTTTTTTATTTTTTCGCCGCTTACAATAGTGCGCTCAATTTTAGTAAACGGCACATAAACCTTTATCCCGCCAGCGTCTATCAGCCCCTTCGATATCTCACCAGTTTTCTTGTCCAAGAACCGGCCAGCCACCGCATCATCAACAATTTTTGCCGATGTAGCGATGTCATCCAAAACCCCAAGGACCTCGTCTTCAGTCTGCGCAACGATTTCTTTCGCAAGCCCCTTCTCTAAAACATCGGGGGTAAATTTACCGGCTAACCTGTCACCAACTTCTTGCCTGAATATTACAGCGCCCTTGTGGGTGAGCCCGATCTTATTCATCCTGGATAATTTATCATTTGCGGAGGCAAGCTGCGGAACAATTTTCTCCTGCTCTTTCAATATGAATTCCCTCATAAATGCCTCAGCCTCGGAGGCATTTTTTTTAATAACGTCCTCGCCGAATTGCTCAATCGCGGCATTTTCTGCCATTTCCCGCAGCTCCCTGCGACCCAGCTCATTGATAATGAGGGAACCGTCTTTTTTAAGGAAAGCATTGCCGGATAATGGCAATTCTCGGAATATGCCCTTAACAGCATTTTGCCCAAGCCTTGCCCCTTTCCCAACGGTAGAGAGCCCGAAGCTTAAATATGTTTCTGGCGCCATTACTGTATCAGCTAAAAATGCCGCAGCAGTTGTAATGCCACTTTTTTCCATTCCGAAATCATTGACCAACATATCCTCAAAGGTCTGATTCTTAAATTTCACTGGCCTTGCGCTTTGTAGCCCGAGAGCCCCACGGACTACGCCTACCCTGGCATTTTCCCACCATTGCAGCCCGTCCATAAGTGTACCTATAATGCCACGCCCTTGCGCCGCTTTGTCGTCTAGCTTCCTAGTATGCTGTCTGACATAGGCACTAGCAGTGTCTGGCTCGTTAGCGTCAAGGATTCCGCCATATTCGTCATCGATAGATGGGAGATCATCCATGGCAAGATCGGAAATGTCTGGCTCCCCGCCAATGTCCTCTGCTCCCAAGTCCATTTCAGATATCGCATTGAAAGCATCGTCAGCGGGACCAGCCATCTCCATCATAATATCGGGAGTGTCTGGATCCTCGATATCGAGCCCATAGGCTTCGGCTTTGGTTGTGAACTTGTTTTTGTGCCCAGGGTCTGGAGCTGGCAATTATTACCTCTGCTTTCCCGGGCGAGGCTGCCTTGCATATATTTCCGCTTTGGCGGCTTCTTCTGCTGCTTCTGCTGTTTTCTTTTTTCTCTCTGCCGCTGTCCTCTCTAAAAATGCTGCGCCTGGTCTGGCCCTCTGCTCCGCCCTGGATTTAGCCACCTCGCTAAATTTATCTATCAACTTAGAAAATATCGAGGGATCCTCTTGCGCTGGCTCTTGGAGCGATGTCGGCGCGTGCCGGGTGGGTGCTGGATCCTGCGGGATTCTGCCTTTTAGCTGTAATATTTTGATTACTTTTTCCTTGTTTTTCTTGCTTGCAATCTTAGCCTGTATGCCAGCGGCCAGGGCGCGGATAGCCGGATCCGGGGAACGTGCTGCGGACATAAATGCACTCTCATTGCTAGCGCCCGCCGGGCTGTCAACTGATTCGTGCAGTTTTGCGATGTCATCGGCTATTTCCGATGAGAGATTACGAACGCCCTCATCGGCGACCTGCAATTGGTTTATTTCCGGTGCGCTCAGTTCTTGCCCGGCGGCTTTAATCCCATGTTTTAGCAACCATGCTCTGGTTTTAGCCGCCTCTCGGCGCTCCTGGGAAGCCATCTCCTCCCGCTTCAATGCCGCCTCTTGTTCCATCTCTGCGCGCTTTAACCCGGTTGTTACAACAAATTTCTCATCCTCTCGAAGCTCTTTTTCTTCCTCTATCCCAACTGCCCGCGCCTTTAATTCCATCTCTGATTGCTCTTTGCGCCGCTCGCGCAGACCTTTTATCCCCTCATTAAACCCCTCGGCTAGCCCAGCAAGTACCGAGGCGAATATCTCCTCGTTGTCGGCCACTTGACACCCCCCTTATTTTTTCAGTCCTACCATATTTAAAGCGGCCCTAATACCAGAACTAGCTAAACTCCCCCAGAATTTAGCGACCCTTTGACGCTTCTCATAATCAACTTGTTCACGGGCTAATCGCATATCGGTCCTTAATGTTGTCCTCAAAAGAGATCGCCTCGCCGTATTCAGCCTGTCTTCCATCATTTCCCCAAATCGCTGTTTCTCTAGCTCATTGGCAAATGTGGCGTGCTTACCAAGTTCCTCAATATATCTAGTTTGCAAGTCGGAAACCTGCTGGAAAGTATCTTTCGCTATAATGCGCCCGCGCAAACGTATGCCCTTCTCTCGGAAAGTGGCTTCTTGCTGCGGAGCCTGTACGCCCCGCTCTTGCTGTATTTCCTTAAATGACTCTTGCGCACCAGACAGATCCTCATATAGCGCCTGCTCAAGGTTTTTTGCCATTAGGCGTACCCTCCGAATTTGCCCTGCAATTGTGGGCTAACATCAATCCCACGAACATCTCCAGACAAGTTCTGCGCACGTGGTTTATTGAAATATGATCCCGCTTGCCCGGCAAATATCTCACCGAATGACTTAGAAATGCCACCGGCCATTCCACTAAGAAATGCGTTACGCTGGCTGGTTCGCCCAATCCCTCTGATTATCTCGTTGTATTCCAACTGCAGGCGCTCTCTATCCGCCACGTTAGCTAGGCTTTTGTTTGACATTATTTCTTGCCCATATTGTCCTAGTTCAATAGCTTCTCGTTGTGCCTGTATCTGCCTAATTGGTTCCTGAGATTTCTCCATTATTTGTCGCTTGGCGGATGCGGCACCTTGCTGTAGCTCTGCCCTTTGCCCGAATTCCTCCGACGTGATATCTCCGATTTGTTCTGCTAACATAGAAGAACGCCCAAGCCCCCTGGTTTCTCCCGCCTCGCCAACCGCTTGCCTGGCAACGCCAGCTTGAAAACCAGTTTGCGCAAGCAATCCCTCTAACTCTCTGTCAACGGCGGTACCCACGTCCTTAGTCGTGGTCGATAATTGCCCGCGGAGTTCATTCTCCGCAGCTCTCAATTCCTCTAGCTTTTTATTCCTCTTCTCCTGTAATGCCGTTGCCTGCTCTCGGAGGATGCGTTCGGTTTCCTGCATCTCCCTTTCGGCGTCGCCATAACTTATTTCTCCGCCAATTCTTCCCTCGGGGCGGGGCCTACCGCCTTTCCTGCCAAAAATTTCTTTGGCGGCAAATATAGGAGCTGCGGTTAACGGGGAAACTGCCACCTTAGCGACTTTTTTTAATCCACCAAAAAACCCCATTATCGCCTCCCCATTTCCCGACTAATGAAGTCAATGCCGTTAATCTCAAATGGTTGATTGGGTCTGTCGTTCTTAAATCTAACGGCAAAAAACTTGCCCTGTAGCGGCTGCGCCGGTGTAGACCGCAAGCTGATCCTGCGTATAACATTAGGTCTGCCATCCCATGTTGCGCTATCCCATAATGACAAATCCCATACGCCGCCGTCTGCTAGTAGACTGACCGTGGCGCAGGTCGAGTTGTCCACGGTCTCAAAATCAATGAAATAGTTTACTATAATATTGTAGTTTCCGCCCTGTTTAGTCCTGATTGTTATTTCTCTGAACTTTTTATCTACGTTGTCTTGCCCAAACGAAAAATCTTTTGTCCTAAAAAGGGCAGGAATGGCACCCACAGTCCAGAACGAAGTAGAGTTAATGGTCGCAGAGCTAACGCCGCCGTCTAGCGTGTCGATAGTTAATGTATTGCTGGTATTCGAAAGTATAACCCTTTCAATCCCGGCACCGGTTCCTGTCGCCACCCGGAAATAAAGACCGCGCAAGCCATTCCCGGCGGTAACGAAAGAATTGCTTGCGTCTGTCGTTATGACATTCGGGTTAACCGAGACAACCTGCCCAGTTGGTCCGACATTAAGCCCGTCTGCCGACCCCGTGGACTGCTCATACAAGAGCCCCCGATGGTCCCCGGTAATAATGCGGTTCCTGCCGGAGTTATCTTTGTAAGAGGAAAGCGTATTGGCATTTATCCCGGTATATGGGGGATACCAGCGCTTCCTCGACACGTCGTATATGTAGATCAGATTGTTATATGTTTTCCCGCTCCCGGCAATAGACAGCCAGTACCGGTCGCTATCCCTGTCGTAAACTCCTTGCGCAAATTCTATGCGATTTTTGTTCACATTGTCAGACAAATCCAGCTCAATCTGTTCGCTTATGTATTGGAATGAATTCCCATTAAATGCGAATAATCCGAGGGTACTCAAAAATAGGATATTCCCGCCAACCGTAGCGATAGACCCAGGCGCTATACACCCTATTTGTTCCTCCATTTGTACTAGGGCAGATGTGTCTAGTAGCCTGCCGGACCCTGGGGAAAACTTGTATGTGGCATTTCGCTTGAAAATGACCAACTGGTCATTAAGCACACCGGCGCCATTGATTGGACCGTATTGGTCTGCGCCGCCAACATAAAAACTGTTGTCCCATATCTGCGGACGCGGGTTCCCGGTAGCGGGGTCGAATCCGGATATCATCACCCTAGATGGGGCATCAACATCGGTTGAATCAACAACGCCAAGCCCATAAATGCGGCCCTTCATAGATGCTAGATACTTAACAACCATGACCCCCGTGGAACTAGTGGTCGAGCTTAGATTGGCGGCAGAGGTTTCGACGCCATTCCATATTTTAACCGGGTTCACACCATTGCACATGACCACAACATCGTCACTTGCAGACCTAGGGTCTTGTATCTGGGTAAACTGCCAATATACGTTCCCGGCAGAATTGAGAGAATCGGCTATCGAGTTAGCCGTGGCGGAGGTATAGTTGTATAGGCTGCCCCCACACGCAACCACATGGCTGCGTATTTCGATTGCCCCGCCTGATTTAATGACCTGAAAATGCCCCTTCACTGGGTCTGCGCCGCTAGTGTCCCCCAGCCGCGTGTTGTATAGCTTTAGATAACCAGGCCGTGTTTTTATCGATGGGCGCCTAGTTAATTCAATATTCTGAGCGTCATTGGTCTCTGTGTCGGCTAGCGCGTTGTAGTCTGTCGTTTTTCGATACCCGCCAGTAAGATCATTAAGAGAAAGCGCGGGTGGAAGTTGCAGTGTCACGCAACGTATCCTTGCTGCAGAATGCTAACATAAAACGTCTGCGAAAAGAACCCTCCAGTGGCCAATTGGAAAACAAGGTTAGGGGTTGTCGGTGATATAGCTACCCGCAAAGATGCGCCAGTATCAAAAAAATCATAATATTCCAAAGCGTCCCCAAATCTGGTATGGAATGACTCCATAAACCAAGCAGATGAGACAGGGTGGCTTGGGATCGTAAAGTTAGTTGTAGCTGCGCTAAGCTCCCTGCCAATCAACCGATACCCATACATATTGTTCCCACCGATGTACCGCACAACGTGAGAAATAAGCCCGCCAGTTGTCCCGCCCCCCAGGACGCCGTCTAAGCTGTTGAATCCAGCTGCGGACGCCTCAGCATGCGTCAATGATAATCTGTTCTCGGAAGCCGGACGCTGTAGGTATCCGTGATCCCTGAAAAGAGCTTCACCGACGGCATTATATAAAGTTCCTATAACCCGAAATGTGGTCGAATGATAAAACGATAGTCTAGTGTTGTCCATCCCGTCAGACGGAGATACAGTGGTCAAAAGCGCTAACCGAACATCGCTTGGGGTAATCCCCGTATATGTTGCTGTACCTATTAGCACGGCGAAAACGCCGGTCTGGATAGCTCCGGTAATGAATGTATACGCGCAAGACGATATCAGCGTTACGGCACTAATGGTCCGGTATTGCCCATTCACTTCCGTAACGCCTGGAAGCAAAAAAAACCCAGCGCAGCCGCCAGCTAGGATTTCTATGCTATTAAATCCGGTAACGGCAGACACCCTCGCCTCGGCTATCGCTCCCTCGGCATTTACCGAGGAAAACGCCCCCGCAGTATCATTGAAGGTGATATTGCTAGCAGGCCAAGTAAACGCGTTGCTAATATTCGTACTATTTATGCTGCCGTTAAACTCATTGTATATGTCGTCAAAGTCCCGGTTTACCGCAGAGGCAATAATAGTGGTTCCGGCAACGAACGTATAAGCCTTGACTATTGTGCCCATTTTCTACCTCAGTTCTGACCCGGCAAGGTCTCCTCCGACCGCCGCCGTCCCCGCAACGGTCAGTGCGGACGAAACCGAGCCATTCCAGTGTATATTCCCAAACGGGTCCTGTATCCCTGTGTCGCAGTACCAGGTTCCGCCAGCTAGTGATCCCAGGGAAACACTGTGCGCGGTCTGGCGGTATGTAAGTCCATTGGCGTGCATCCCAATCCAAGCCATACCATGCGTAAGAGGGAAATCCCCGTAGTTAGCCAACAGATATGGTGCGTGCATTTGGGTTGCTTGCTCAGAATAGTGCGTGTAAGTCCCGCTCACTGTGCCACATCTAAGCAGCCCAATCCCCCACGCTATCTTGGAATTCACCCCCGATGCAGTGTCGAAAGATGCGGTTATCTGCCCAGCGGTATTTGTATTGTATGTTACCGATGCGGTTGTATAGAGTAGGTTCCTGCTGGTTTCGGGGCCGGTCCTGGTTAGTGTAGTATCACATTGCTGAATAGCATCGGCGCAGGTAGTTGATGTTGCAGCAAACCCGATTATTGCCGCATTGTTCCCCGCAATATAGTTCCCTGATTCGTTCTCGGCGGCACCGCCCAATGACTCGTCCATGGCATCATTCCCAAACCCGATAATATCGCAGTTTTGCAATGTGATAGCCCCCGCTGTGAATGTGAACCCTATATTTCCTCCCCCTCCATCCTCACCGCTATACAGAGCGCATGTGTCTACGGTCAGCGATGCAGAGGCTCCCATATTGGCGGACATGGCTCCAACTCCGTTCCCTCCATGGATTAGGTATAGGTCGGTAACCGTCGGAGTAATTGACGACCCAGAGAAATTCAGTTCCCCATTCATTATAACCCATTGCGTATAATTGTAATCTGACACCGAATCATCGGCGAAATTTGTCCTCATTTCTCCAGCTGAATACCAGAAGAAATTATCAACGGTTCCGGTATGTGCGGCGGCATCTAAATCCCACGGGCCAGAAGCTGCTTTTTTGCCGCCAACCCAAATCACATTGCTAATGCTGGCAGCACTCAATGTGCCTGTATCCTCAAACCCATACCCGCTGTCTCTGATTATCAAGTTAGATATCGTTGCCCCTGCCTTGGCGGCATTTAGTTCAAAGCAGCCCGTAGTGGTACACTGACGCTGCTCAATGTAAGATATATCGGTACTCGTTGTCCCGGTTATGCGGATGGTCCCACCTAGATTCCATTGCGCGGCATTGCCGGTAGAGTCATCCTGGAAAACCGTCCTGGTCCCATATGTCGTTCCCTGTGAATTAAATTCGCCAGTCGTTATAGTCAGCAATGCGCCAGCGGCGAAATAAACATCCGCATAAGTGGCCGGGGTCTGGTATGTGCAGGTGGTTGCCACCGTAAGGGTTCCGCTGATAGTGTCCTCATCGGCAAACGTGGTTGTTCCGCTAGAGCATGTCCCCGAGTGAGCCACCGCCAAAGCTCTGGCCGGGAACAACGACAATAGCACAGTTATTATAAACCCCTTCATCTGATGACCCTCCTGGGCATAACATGCCCACCGGCAGCGACTGTCCCCTCCGGGAAATATTCGTCAAATCGTGCCTGCATGGCTGGTCTCGTCAGGGGCACAACTCCAGGGACCGCCAATATCGGCGTGTCATCATACCAAGACGGGGAGGACAAAAGATATTTAGCACCGGAACATCTCGGTTCCGGCTCCCCATCCTTGATAATGCCTATTCTTACGCCGCTGTATGATCGCAAGTGCGCAACAGCCATCTCTTTTAGCAGCCCAGCTGATAGAAATGGCTTCAATCCATCGGGAATGTCGCTAATACAATGACCGGAATCAGAATTAACAAGAATAATTCCATCGACCACATAATACCGCTCTGCTAATAGCAGCGGGGTGTACAGCATAATAATCGAAAATGCTATAGCCCTAAACATTAGAAATTCCTTCTAGCGATGACAAAGGCGCGCACCTGGCTGGCGTTAACAGTTGCTGTGGCGGTCATTAGAACGCGCATGTAATTGGTGTTGTTGTCTGTGGCGATAGACACCGACAAAATTCCAGAAATATCTATCAGCGAGGCGGAAACAGTCGTGTCGGTTGTGAATGTTTTCCAGTATGACCCATCCCCCCCCATTATCGGAGAATGCTGGATTGCAACCCCCAGCGCAATTGTTCCGCAATTTTGTATGTGCAGCCGTACCACGTCGTAGTGCTGGACAGGGAACGGACCAAATATGATAGACGTGCTAGAGGAAACAAGTGTCGCAACCCCAGCGCTCATCTCTATTGTGCTAAGTCTTTCTGACATTACGACCCCCTAATAATTTTTTCTGCCCATGACAAAAGCGGTCAATTGTGTATTGCCAACTGTCGTCGTGGCCGTCGCCAAAACCCGCACATAATTTATTGTGTTATCAGTGTCTAGCGCCACCGATAGAACCTCGCATACACCTATGCGGCTAGCTGATAGCGTGGATGCGGCGTTAAATGTTTTCCAAATGCTGCTATCACCAGAAATTGGGGCATGTTGTAACTGAACGCCAATGATCCGCGTACTGCAATTCCTGATGTGAATCCTAAACGTGTCCATATGGGAGACTAACCACGGACCGAAAATAATTGATGTACACCCAGAAAAAACATTGAGAGCAGACGAACTTTCAAATGTGGTGAACCTATTGGACATACTATGCCCCCATCCTTTTGCGCTTGACGAATCTTGGGCGCTGCACCTGTCTGTTTTCTAGCGAATTCATCATTCCCTTGCTAAGGCGATTGAATTCCGCAATCGCTACAGTCGTATCCCCCTCTTGCTGATATTGAGCTTTTTTGACAACCCCCCATCCGAGTAGCTCGTACCATTCGTCCGGCACCTCGGAGACATCAGATGCGGCAGACAGATCAGATAGGCGCTTGATGTAATGAACACGGATAGCCGAAGCTTGATTGCTTGCCGGGCGGGGGCGGAACACGATGCGGTCCCCCTTAATGGCGTACTGCCTGGGTTGCCCTACGTTCTCGCGCACAGCCAATAATCCGGTGTTGTAATTCAACGCATATGCATCTTTGTCGTTAAATGTTATCGGCAGCAGCTCGATTGGGTTGTTCTCGGTTACTATGTCCTCCACCCGAACAATTTTTAACACATCTAGGGGGAGCGCATACTCGTCAACTGAGGCCGAGAGAGTTATTGATGTGGAAGTAACAAAGAAAAATTCATGCACCTGGTTAATCATCCCGGCCACTTCGTGCTGGGCGCGATTGGCGTATTCACGAAGCGTGGTGTCGCGCCAGAATGAGCTAGTATCATCGGGGAATGTACGCCCGGCGGACAACTCCTCATTTAGCAGTGATCTGGCCAAATCTACTATTTCCAGCAAAGTAGCCAATTATTCCGCCTTGCTGTTGAAATATTCCGCCGCATTACTGCCACTGCGCTGCATGACCCTGCGTTTCCCGCGCCCACCAACATCCGGGCGTACCCATTGCCTAGGGGCGTACTCGTCGAAATTAATCAACCCAGGATTAATTATGTAATAACTATCCTTAGCCTTGTCGTGCCAACGCTTGGCGCTCAATTCTTTCGCTCGTAAATCCTCGGCTCGCATTTTCTCCAACCCAATTTTGAGTAACCTCTTGGCGGTGTCATGCGCCCTAAGCCCGCGCCGCTGGGAATCTGCGGAGAATAACCATCCCATTATCCGCTCATCTAGCGGGTAAAACCCTTCCTGCTCCCCGCCATCTATGTAGATAGATTCCCATACTGGGGTGATTATTCTGTCTCCCCACGGCATGCGCCGCCACACCTCGAACCACTCGCCACGATTATTCCATTTAATGAAAAGGGCGGGGTCATACTTCCCCAAAAGACTGACCACCGCCCTAGACGGATTGAGTAGCACTACTGGCTGCCCTTCGCATACCGCACAACACCCATGATGCGGGCCTGCGATAATTGGGCATCAGAGTTGGAGGAGACGTTCAAGTATAGCATCCCACCGGCAGTCATGAACACTGAGGCCGTTGGCGATATCTCCCTGGCTACTGCCGACTCATTCGTGACAGCCTGGTTGAATATAGTAGTGCCTGCCCCGGAATCCGGGCGGTACGACAACAAATACTGTATGTGCCCGCCAGCGGTTGCGGTGTTTTTGGTCAACGCCGTGAAGCGCAGGCTTTCGAGTTGGCATCTGGCCCTAGCGATATACACCAAATGGTTGCTAACTGCGGCAGATCCATGCGTAAATGGTCCGTAATCAAATTTATCTCTTTTTAGAACCGAATCTGTATCTACGTTTCTGATTTTAATTCCCATGACACTTTCCCTTTCTGTTGGATGGAGGATACGGCGGGGATTTTAACCCCCGCCGCTAGCTCCCACCGCTTTTCAGCGGAGTTTTATGTCAATTACAAGTCTACTCGGATATCGCGGATTACCGCTAATCCGTTCCTGCGCTCAACACCCAGTTGCCGGTAGGTCTTGAGAAAAGCCTCAAATTCGTCCACGTTGGCTACGCGGCTCAATACCGCGCCGTCCTCAGACGACCATTTTGTGTCCTCAAGAACATAATTATGCAAACATTCTTTGTTCGTGAGGTACAACTCATTAAACGGTGCGTTCAAGTCGGCAATTAGCATTTTGCCGTTGTAGGTCAATTGCCCGCGTCCGGCATCAAAATCCTTGCTGGCAAAGCGCCGATCCCCGCTAAGGGAATCGAGAAAGGCAGATACCGTCCGGTATTCGCCCCAAATCATGTCTGGGACTTTCCCGGAATTCCTCTCCACGCTGTCAAAAGAGGTCTGCATCAGATGGCTGTCTATGATGCGCTCAGTACCCGAGTTCTGCAAAACCGCAGCCTGCCAGCGCACAAATGCGGTGGCGCAGATGTTTTGCACCAACAGGTTGCTGAAAAACCCAGCAGACCGCCCGTAAATGTTGGCGGCAGTCCCGTCATCAATCAACGCCCTGAACCCCATCATCTCCACCTGGTCGATGTCGTAATTAAAGAGGAATGTATCCGACTGAGAGAGATTAGAAATGGTTCCAGAGAAGGTGATTGTATCCGCCGTGGTGGAACTCACAGCCAAAACAGTCACGCTAATTACGTTGCCAGAAGCCAGGTCGGCATCGTTGTTGGCGACCGTTCCAGCATCCAGTAGCTGGGTTGCCTCAATGTATCGGGCGCCATTTTGCCCGGGCTCGAAGAATCTATTGAACACAGTCACTAGCGAGTTCGAGTTAGAATCGAGCGCGACCTGCGCAAGCGTTCCCAACCCGTCCCCGTAGGCTTGGCGGCTCAGGTCATTTACTAAGTCATTTTTAAGATTTTCCATCTCGTAGGCTAGCCCGTCAGCAAAGGCGTGCTTAGTCGCCTTCATCGCCTGCCCAGTTAGCTGCACGCGCCCGTAAACATATACGGACGTGATGCGCGCTTCACCGGCTTGCTGGTTGAGCGCGGCCGGCAACGTAGCTCGCTCGATGCGCGCACCGACAGAATTCCCTCGGCCTAAATGGACCGAGAAAATAACCCGTCGGCCACTCCATTGCCGGCTAGATTGCTCCAGATACTTCAGAGCCTTTACTTCATTGTTAACTGATTCTCGGAGAGGCTGTTCATACCACTCCATTAAAATCGAATCAGCCTGTGCTAGAGTTAACGGCATTTGCTATCCTTTAGCTATCGCCCAGCATCCGGCGCAAAACCTTAGTGGCTTCCCCAATTGTTTTGGGGCGCTCACCCTTGAACTTCAAGACACTTTCTACGCCAGTTAGCTTGGGCTGTTGTTGTTGTTGCTTCTTCTTTTCCTCTAGGATTTTAGATACCGCATTACGCACACGGGATTGCACCATAGTGTGCGATAATTCGGCAGCCTCATCAAGAGTTAAGTCTGGTTTGTACTTTTTGAGCGCCAGGACATGCTCCTCGATTAATTCCGGATAAGCCGATTTCAAGGTGGATAATTCATTACGCAATGACGCCTGCGAATGGGCGGCCTTTAATCCACCTAGTTCGTCTTTCATGGCTTTAATCTGGGCGAGGGCTTCGGTTAATTTCGGGCTGCTCTTGCCGGGGTCTTCGTCCAGGTCAAGGTAGTCATCGGACGCATTCTTGGAATTCGCTTGCGCAGCAGTTAATGCACGCCTTTCGGCGTCACGCACTTGGAGCTGCGACAATTCGAACTCTTCTTTTAGCCCCTGCAATTCAGCCTTAGCCCTCTTTAACTCCTGGCGACTCTCTCTGAAGCGCGCATAGGGGACCGGACCGGGTTCCGCAGCTAGAAACTTTTCAATATCATCTTTCTGCGGATCAGCCTCTTCCCCCGACTCTCCGGATTTTCCGGGTAGTTCCGCGCCTTCGTCTTTTTGGGAGGCTGCCTTAGTGGCTGCCTTGTCGGTTCCCTCTGCAACCGCTTCCTTGTCGGCAGCTTCAGCCGTTTCGGCTGCCCCTACTTTATCGGCGATGTCACTAAACTTTCCCATCTAAAGCCCCTTAATCTAGTTTAACGAGTCTTTAACGTCTGATTGCGCTCGTAGACGTTTATGTTATGCCCCCTCGGTAACTTGTGAACCGAAGGGGGTTCCAACAGCCGCAGGGTTCTGCCCCTCTGCCTGCTCTAATTGCGGCTGTAAAAATCCTATGTGCATTTGCATGACTTGCAGCGCGATTTGTTGCCTGTCTTCTGGCATCCGTCGGAATTCCGGGCTTTGTATCCATTGGGAGAATAGCCGGATCGCTTCCACGTGGTTATCAAATGGCGATATCGGCGGCATCGCTCCGTTTTTGACGGCTTCGATATCTTCAATAATCTTGTTCTCAACCGCGTTATTAGCCTTAAGAACCACATTGAGGTCCCCCGTCATATATGCCTGCAGGAAAACACTCGGGTCTGTGATTATTCGCCGGTCCCAGAAATCCATTAGCTTCTGCTGCTGCGTCGCCTTGGTATGCCCCAGGGCACTCTCAATCTGAATTCTCACATCGGTCTGAGACAATAAATCATCGTTGTTAATTTGCATTACATTCACCGCTTCGCCCTGCCCCAAAATCTTGATCTTGCGCAAATCAACGTAGAACTCGTTAGCCATGAACAGATTGATTTGCCCTTCTTTGATCATTGCCCGCTCAACCTTGCGGATAACTGGAATGACTGACTGCTCGGCGATCTGGCTGGCTGTCTCTAACGCAATACCGGCGGTGATCCCTTGGTAGGGCAGGTTCTCTGGATTCTTTTGTCCAGATACAGCTTCAAAATCAGTAATGTCCTGATTAATAACCGAGTGTATGTAATTGGGCAGCGGCGCGATAGGGGATTGCTCTGGCCTACTGACATTTGGATTGTATTCAACGATTTCTCCCTCGGAATCCGTTAGCGCGTCCTCGGGCAGCCCCGAACCACGGGCGACCATCCACTTCACGTTACACATTAGGGTAGCGTTCTTGGCTACCTGGGCGCGAATGCTATTGTAGTTGCGTTGGATGGGGATCAGCCGAGAAACCGTAGAACGCCCGTAAAACCCGAACGGGTCCTCTTTCTCGTCGGTCTTGATAAACGGGAACATCTTGTTCTTGATCGCCCATTCATACGGCCATTCTTCAAACTGCACCAGCTCGTCGCCTATGATGGTTGCTAGCACTCCCCGGGGATAAAACACACTCGGGCGCATCCAGAATTCTTTTTTCAACATGAACTGATGTTCGTTCAATTCAGAGGCGATCCCCGTAGACGCCATAAAAGGACCGAAGGTGGGAGACCCCAAGCGTTCAACAAATGATTCGAAGCTAGTGAACTCCGAACCCTTCTTCATGTCCCGCACCTTTATCTCCGGGAACTCCCTGCGTACCTCGGCAATTGGTATGTGCGTGCGGTCCAGCACCCACTCGCAGTTTATGTCTCCTATGTCCCGCGCCCCAGGGGAAGCCATAATCGAAAACGGGGTGCGCACATGGGATTCAATGTCGCCAAAAAATATCTCGTCAGATTCGAAATCCCCAGTACGGTCATCTAGATTGATAGATTCATCTGGCATTTGCTTGATTTCAGAAATCGACTCACCAATGCGGGGATTCCATAAAATCTTTTTGAAAGCACTCCCCGTGAGGACAAGCAACAGCGCATGGGTGTGATTCTTCGCCTCCGAATCCCCCACACGCGATAAATGGTTCAGCAGCGAAGTAGACAGCTCCGCCGCTTTGACGAATCTGCGCTCCATCTTTTCTGGCGCCACGTACAAAGACGGGCGATGGCGGGTAAGCATCGACACACGGGCGTCTACATAGCCCGAAATCCGATTGATTACGAAATCGTTTTCTTCGTATTCTTGGAGCAAAATCCTAGATTGACTGTTGTAGCGCAAATTCTGGAAACCAATATAATACGCATAATTGCGCGCCCATTCGTATTCTAACGGCTGACGCGCCATCAAACCACGGTCGTGGCAGGAGTTGATGTAGGATACCCATTCGTCCCGAGATTTCGGGAGGTCGTGATCTTTATTTGTGTTGAATTTTAGTTTCGCCAACCATTTTCTTCAATGTTGGCAGGGTCTGGCCCTTGCTCAGGTATGCTCAATCATACGCGGTGCGTATCGTCTTTGTCAACCCGCGTTTTCGCACGCCGCTCCTCAACTAACTTCTGCACCTCATAATCAGCATACTGAGAATAAGATTTAGCCATTATTTTGTTAATCAGCCTATCTGTTTCTTTCTTGTGCACAGAGTCCTTAAAAAATATGTATATCATGAGTATAACAATAACCAACGACAAACATAGATGCCCAATTAGAATTGCGAACATTTAGCCTCCGATTTTAAAAGTGCCCGCTTGTAATGGCGATTTCCCGACGCCTACCCCTAGACTCAAAATCCCCCAATGCCCCCTTACTAGGTCGGCTGGCACTAAATAGCTGCACCGGTTCTCTCGGCAGTACACGCCCCAGAAATCAAATGATCCGGGCTCGTAACGATGCGCCCCTGCCACATCCTTGCTCCGCCTGTGCAGATTCCTGAAATACACACTTCCGCATCTTATTTGACCGACCTTCACTTGCACCTTCGAATACGCCCCCTCGCGTAAAATCACTAGGTCGAACATCGCCGAGTACGACATAGGGAATAGCACGACAAACCCAGCAGCGGTCAAGTCAGCGGCAATCGCCAGCTCAGTAGAAAGCCCAATCACGCCGGACGAAAGCCCCGCGTTCGGCGCACGTACCTGGGTTTTCTCACTTCCGTTAGCTGTTCCCAAACCCTTCGCTCCCCTACGGATAACCCGACGTACTTGTCAGACCCCCGTGGTTCCTCCGACGGATAAGTGAACTTTATGCAATGGGCAAGGGCGTCGATAATGTCGTCATGCTTCACCTTCGGGTACCGCAACACCTGATCTACCAGCGCCGCATGCTCTTTTCTCTTCATCAATATCTTGCCACCCTCAAACTCCGGCTGTAAACCCCTAACTCGCTTTATCTTACTAAGCCTGCTGTCAACCCCCACTAACTTAACGGCAAATGGCGTTGTGCGCCCACGCCGATTTATCTCGTCCATGAACGCATACTCGAACATCTTCTGGTATGATGTCTGCTCAAAACCCAAAAACTCGCAATTGTATCTCTTGATAAGCGCAAACGCCAAATCGATAACCTCCGAGACCGTGATGCGCTCCTGTAACGCCTCTCGGATCCATTTGCGCCCAGCCCAGTCAGCGCCGATCACTACAATGCCCGTATAATCAGCGTCAGCCTTGATCGACGCAGCCGGGTCGATAAACATAAAGTGATTCATCAGCTCCGCCGGCGGGCACTGGTCCTCCTCGTAATAGCGCATCCAGGAAGCGCGGAACAAAGCAGACTCCTGGTCGATTGGATTATTTTGGTATTGGCAATTCTTAGACGCGTATCCCCAGCAAATATAGTTTCCTGTCTCCGTAGTCAGAGCATACACCGGTTCGAAATTGTCTGGTTCAATTTTTATCACTTTGTCTTGTGCGTGGACCATTTGCCCCGGATGCGCCCATAGAGTCCCACGTATTTGGCCAGACTTGGCGGGGTTCCCATATCTCAAGATATCAAACTTAGATTGCTTGCCGCCATTTATGACGAAGCTATTTTCTGGTTTCCCGCGCTTGGTCGCATATTCCCTATATGGGAGTCCCAATATATTTAATGTATCTTTAATCCTGGCGAAAACTTCCGGATTCTTTTCCAAAGACTGTGAGATTGAAATACTCCCATATTTGCAGGCCCCTTCCCCATCGATTATCCCGGCTAGGTACTGAAACCCACTATGCCGGGATGGGCTAGAATTAGTGATTGTGTCCACAACCCGCATCATCTTACTCCCAACCCTGACAGGGGCGTACGCCCGATGTGTCCCATCCCTCCTGCCAGTGTACCATTGATGGTCGGGTGTGCAGCGGATAACCCGCCCAGAATCAAGATGCACCCTGTTGACAAAAGACATCCTGGCACCCACCTCCAGCACACGGGCTTTGACTAGCTTGTTTTTCCGAACTCCCCGGGCCAGCTTAAAGCCGATAACCTCGTCCCCGACCCTCACCTCATCAATGCGCTTGGTAGACCAATCCGCCATCAAGATATCGGCTTCCCCAGGATTGCAGCTAAATAAATAACTTCCTTGCGATGCACGCCTTGCATTCAAGTGGTCCTTCGTCAATACCTCCGGAAAAAACAAGGTCCGGTCCTCGTTATACGCAGATCGTAAATGCACCTTCCACGCCGCCTTCTCCTCGTCAATAATATACCCGTATAAATCCGAAAACGAATAGCGCGTGCCCACTATCACCAAATCCGACCCAGGATCCATAATCGACTTCAAAAGCCTGTACTTCTCCAGCGTCTTAGCCACCTGCTCAGGCGTCTGCGTGTTCTCGTCAGAGACAACATCATCCATAATCACAAGGTCGTAATGCATCCCAACCCGCGTTTGAAAAAACGACGAGGCCGTTATCGTCGGCTCTTTCTTGACCACTACACGCTGCTTGACCGTTACCTCGTCCGCACGCCAAGCATGCACTTCGCTGCACCACTCCCCGCACACTGCACGAAATAAATTCCCCCCCTCGATATGCTGCTTTATCTCCGACAGATACTTAACCGAATTCTGGAAATTAGACGATGCAATCAACACACGAATATTCGGATCTTTCCATACCCGCCACAATACATACGCCACCGTCGCTATCGTAGACTTAAACGACCCACGCGGCATCAAGACAAGCTTCTGCGAACCATCCCCACTCAGGAATTCACACAACGCCCCATGCGGCCCCTTCGCATCAACAGACGTGGCGCTGCTAGATAATTTGCTGTATCCCAGTACCGTCTTGGTAAAATGAAATAAACTCTCCTTCGCTATCCCGGCCAGCCGCAGCGCCTTGTCCTCGCCGCCTACCACAACCCCAGGCCCTACCGACTTTTGCATCCTCGGAAAACGCCCATCATTAATCCCCATTACCCAGAACCCCGCCTCTCAACCACAAGCGCTTCTAGGTCTATCGCAGCTAACGCATCATCCACCGCTTTCGCATTCCCCCCCGCTACCTGCCCAACCTGCCTCGCCTTAGCCGCTTCCCAAACCCCCGTAAACCTCGACCATAGCTCTATCGCGTACCTCCGCGCCGTCCAATCCGGTATCCGCTCCCCCTTTATACTCAACTTGTGCGCCCTCAACATCGCTTTTAACCCCTCAGCCACCATACTCGGTGTTAACCCAGCCGTCGCTAACGCATTAGCCATAATAACATCCATTGGCAATAACTGCCGATGCGCAAACACCACCTCATCTACAGCATCTCTATTGCCCTTATGTTCCCTAGGGATCGCTAATAGCTCTCCAGACGCTCCAGGATTCGCTAGGAGCGCTTCCCCGCCGCCGGTCGGGATAACACGGGGTATGATGCGAAGTGCCTCTTCTAGGACGTCCTGGACCGCTAAGCCGTGTATAGGGTCAACCTTCGGTACCACTACCCGCTCCTCCCTATCTGGCTTAGGTGCACCAACCGGCCTGCCCGTCCTCTTACCTGACACTAAACCCCCACTCTAACCCATACTGTTGATCTAAAGGTACTATATTCCAAGGGTTATGTCAAAAATACCGCCCGGACTTGGAGAGGGTGATATAAGAACACGAGACGCGGCGATCCGCGTCAAGGGTGCTTGCCTAACATAAAGAAATACAATAAGACGCGG